CACCTAACCCAAATGCGACGTTCGGCGCCGCTGCTGGTGGAGCGGTTCCGATCATCTTACGTCGGACCGTTACTGCTGGGTCAGTAGCTAACTCTAATAACTTGGGTACGATCACCCTCACCAACGCTACTTCTTGAGTATTGACCATGAAACTTTTACAAGAACTGTTAGAACTTCCACAGCAGTTAGTTGAAGCTGCGGCTGCTGAGATCACCAAGCACGGCCCGGTTGAGATTAAAGACGTGATCGCACACTTTCCTTCTAAGTACAAGAAGGTACTGCAAGTTCTCTGGGGCACTCATCGCTTGACTTACAAGGGTCAACAGTTGTTCACTGGGCGCGAGTCTAGCATGGATGACACCGCCGCTGATCTTGGACCTGTTTACATGGGGGCGATTCACGCTGCTGAGAAAGCAATGAAGAAGATGACAGTTCCTGTCGACATTCAAGGGATGCCAGACGTTCTTCTCAACGATGAAAATGTTCGCCGTAAGCACGGCAACCTTGAGTCAGAGATCGAGTCAGAGATCGATGAATCACAAGAGTGCTACTTAGGATATGATCCTAAGCATGATCAGTTGTACATCGGGTTTGACTGTTGGCTCAACGACGAAGCTTACAACGAGTTTGCGAATCAGTTTGATGACTCTAACCCCGAGATTGAAAAAGCTCTTAACAAAGTTTGGAAAGAGTTCAATGAAAAGAAGTTCCAAGGCGAGCTTTTCAAGCTTACTTCATCTGACGGTAAGAACTTCAAAGCTGAAGAAGATGACAGCGTCTCGGGACCTGGAGGTTTTTACAAGGCTGTTTACAAGTCTCCAGGATTCAAGCGCTTAGGTTTGGTTGACCTCCGCTTAGATTAAGCTTTATCTCTCAGTCTAGAGGCGAACAATTTGTTCGCCTCTTTTCTTTTGTAAATAAGTAAATTGGAGGTACGCGATGAAAGTTCATGACTTGTTTGAGAAAAAGAGCGAAGAGGTAGAGAAGCTCTTACCTGTTGACTCGATCTCGATGATGTTGTTCAATCAGAAAGCTGGGATCGTGAAGGACGTCAAGCGTGACAAGGATAAGACTTACGTCGGAGTAGCTCACGAGAAGAGCACGGTAAAAGATACAAACGGTAAGCCTCTACACCTCACCTTTGACAACAGCACCGACAGTGGAGAGTTTGAGATCGACTCACTTACTCCTCTGAAGCTCGTGAAGGGGGATGACGTTGATCGAGCGATCAAGAAGCTCTTCGTTAAGTATGAGGTAGAGACGAAGAAGAAGGTAGGCTACGTCGTCAAGGGTGATGAAACTTATCTACGAGAGTTGCACCTTGGAAAAAAGCTTGGAAAGCCAGCCGTTCGGTTGGTAGGAGAGTTTCTCAAGATCATCAAGTCTCTGTCGATTAGTGACGAAGAGAGAGAAGCTGATGCAAAGAGCGACACGAAGGAGTAACCATGGCTTCAACTGATCTGCTGTCTTCGTTGGGAATCGGTTCTGAAGCAACTTCACTGTTGACACAGATCGATGACTTTCAAGCTCAGAACTTGTCACCAGGTGACATCTATGCCTTGAGTGCAAGCATTCCTCAAACGGTCGGTGGAGCAGGACAACAAGACGTATCGAGTCAAGTTCCGTCACTCAGCAGAGTTCCTCCTCCCCCTCCGCCTCTAGACAGCTCTCTAAACTCAGTAAGCTCTGCCAAGTATGGTGTCAACGGAGAGTGGGAGTCAGTACACTATGCTGATGACTTAAACAAACACCACCCGAAGTTTAAGTTTTTGTTTAAGGTTCTCTTCAAGGGATTTGCTGGAGGTGAGTTTTACTACTACGTTCACCGGTGTGACAAGCCAAAGGTGAGGTTTAACCACCAGGACATCAACTACTACAACTTCAGGACACGAGTTCTCACAAGCGTCATCTATGAGCCTTTGATGATCTCGTTCCTCGATGAAGTGGGAAATAGCATCACTGAGTTCTTCGCCGCTTACCTCAAGGAGCGCTCTGGTACCGGTCAAGGTAACTACGGGATCGACCGTGGTTGGGGTGGAGCTACGTCTTCAAAGCCGTACAAGAATGGATATTCTCAACAAAGTGGACAGCAGATCGTGATCGAGCAGATCTTCATGAATCGAGATAGTGGAATTCTATCAAATCGCTTCACGTTCATGAATCCTCGGATTGAGACATTTGACTTTGATGAGCTTGCGATGGATGAGAGTAACAACGGTTCGATGGCAACAGTTACCTTCACCTATGACGCGATCACGGTAGAAACGGTGAGCAACTCAACGATCAACTCTTGGGGTGACACTGATTTGTTGAGAGGCGGTGGAACTTCTGGTCGTGAGAATGCTGGTGAAACTAGCGGAGTAGGACCTCAAGACGTGATCAGCACGACAGAGGCAGACTACTCTGACCAACAAGAGGGAGCAGATCTTCTAAACAGTGTACCGAGTGCTCTTACTGGAATCTACACTCCTCTTCCAGTAGGGGTAGGAACAAATCCACTTCCAAACGTTCCTAGCTCAAGCATTCCTAGTTACCGAGGTGCTAGCGGAGTTAGCTATCGCAGCGTAGGTGGTGCTAGCTACAAGACAGGCGGTGATACTCTGTCACTTGGTATCCAGCGTACTCTCGGCGCGATTACCTCAGGAGCTAACCTCATCTCAGGTGGCTTGTCAGCTGGGATGAACATGGCAACCCTACAGGGCGCTTTGACTTCGATCAACGGATTGTCTGGGCTTCAGCCTGCTCTAGTAGCGATCACCAGCCTCACTCACTTACCCAAGGGAGCGATCAGCGTGCGCGGCATCGCGGCCGGTGCAGTTGCTACTTACTTGCCTAGCATCATCAACAAGAGAACTGCTGCAGCTACACCCGGTCCAATTCCAAACACGATTGAAGCTCCACCCGTCGTGTACCCTCCAACTTTCGTTGATCAGCCTCCGTTGCTAAATAATCCTCTTATCTTCTCGCAAACTAATGGCTAAGGGCATCTTTCACCCACGCAACCCCGAAAAGTACCTCGGCGACATCAACAAGATTCGCTTTCTCTCGTCATGGGAACGAGTGTTCATGGAGTTCTGTGACAAGAATCCCAACGTCTTGCAGTGGGGATCTGAGGAGTTCAAGATTCCCTACTGGAACCCTGTCAAGAATGCAAGAGCAAACTACATTCCCGACTTCATCGTTAAATACAAAGATAAGAGCGGTCACGTCGTCACTGAGGTGATCGAGATCAAACCCAAGAAGCAAACCGTGATCGGAAAGAAAGTGTCAACCTACGACAAAGTGCAGCTAGTAATCAACCATGCCAAGTGGGTAGCCGCGAAAGCTTACTGTGATCAGCACAACGTGAAATTCCGCGTTTTGACCGAAGATGAGCTCTTCAGAAGGTAACAGATGAAGTTACTAGAGATTGCCTCTTCACTGTCTCTCTACACTGACAATCCCGGTGGTGATTGGTTGAAGAACGCCCGCGCAGACTGTCATGAAGCAGGGACGACGATCTACGGGTCTCCTAAGCGCTTAGGGCCAGTTACTGCTACATTTAGGCGCAACGCGCTGTTACCCGTAGCTGTCATCTCGCACTTCAGGGGAGCTAGAGGAGAGCATGCTTCAACTCGTGAAGACTCTCTAGCCTGGTTAAAGTCAAAGATGGGTGAAACGCAGAAGCTCCCGGTTGAGAACGGCAAGCAGTATGCTCCGTTCATCACGGTTGACTGTGACGGTGAAGCTTGGATCAGCGAGGGAAATCATCGCATCAAAGCAGCGAAGGAGCTCAAGTGGAAGTACATCCCAGTTGAAGTTCGATACTTTACCGGTGGTGAAGGAATCTCAGGTGACCTCAGTCCAGAGATGGTTAAAAAGTATGACTCTGCTGCAAGAGTAGAGGGTTATGATGCTGAAAAGTTTACAGCTTTCCCAGCTAAACCAGAAGAGAAAACAGATGAGCAACAAAGCTAATCCTCTCGAGAGTGTGTTTGACATTGACCCAGGGAGTACTCCCTTGTTCGTTGATCCACCCTTGAGTGATCCAAACGAGAGAGCAACTACTCTACCTGACCCAACGACGGGCGAGGTCGTCAAGAGAAAGTCAGATCCCTCTACTCCAGAGATCGACCGTGAAGAGCGACTCGAAGATCTACACATTGATCAACAGCTTGAAACTATCCACAGTAGTGCACTAGTTGCGTTCGAGAAGAGTGCACGGATGGCTGAGGAAGTTGACCCAAAGTTTGCTGCTCGCAATGCAGAAGTTGCAGCACAGTACTTGAACATCGCCTTGAGTGCCGTTAACTCTAGGGTTGATGCCAAGTTCAAGAGACAGAAAGTTCGATTAGCCAAAGAAACTTCGGGTCAGCCGTCGACGGTCAACAATAACGTGATCGTGGCGGATCGAAATGAGCTTCTGAAGCAGATCTTTGCGACAACTGACCGAGTTACAGTAGAAGCTTAACATGAGATTACTTGAATTACTTATTGAATCTACTAGCGAATCTAAGCTTGAAGCTCTTCATGAGTTTTTACCTGAGAAGAAAGCTTCTCAAGTAAAAGCTGCGATTGAAAAGCTAGTAAAGTTTCAATCAGCTGAAGTTGTTTACAACGTTGACTACAACGAAGTTAAGAGTGAGTTATCAAGGTCTCTAAAAACAAGTTTAGAAGCTGTAGAAAAGACCGCTGATTGGGATGAACTTCGTGTGGTCTTGAACAACCACTGGGACATCAACACGTTCGTTCAGCTAAATCAAACTGCGAAACAAATCAGAGCGTTGAAGGTCATCATCGATGACAAAGATACCCCTGCCAAGTTGCTGCCCGTCTTTAAGAACATGATTAGAGTAAATGAAGCAGGAGCTGAGGTAAAGAAGCTGCTTGACTCGGTTAAGTCAAAAGTGATGAAAGGAAGACGTCCGTCAGACAAGCCAGTAGATCCCAACGCATTTCACAGTAAGCTTGGAAGTGCTGAAGCTCAAAAAGCTGTTAAAGAAGCGATCCAGAAGAACATCAGCAAGCAACTTGACTCATACGAGAAGCAAGTCAAAGACTTCTTACAGGCAAGGATCGATGACATCGCTAAAGCAGGAACTTATAGCTACACTCACCACACCCGCGATCAGTTTACGTTGATGCTCATCAACCGGTGCTTTGAGTCTAAGCACTCATCTGACTACAAGACAGGCGTTACTACTTACACTGATTTGAAGATTGACGCCGACGGTAAAAAGTTTGCTGAGAAGGAAGCAAAAGAGCAGCGTGACGGCTTAGAAGTACGCTTCCTCAACAAGAACCTCAAGAAGCTAAGTCACATCGTTGACCTCAAGGGAAACCTCAGTGAGATCAAGGAGCTTCCTAGAAAGCCGGTGGTGATCAAGAGCGGCTCTGGGACGATCGAGGCCGGCTTCAAGTTTGAGTTTGCTGACGGTTCTGAGTTCACGGTGATCAACAAGATCGTGACGAAGTACTCTTACACCGGCAAGCCGTTCGAGCAATTTCCTACTACCTTCCATGACGTGATCTTTCCAGACAAGACCAGGATGAAGATGCCGTCGGAAGAGAAGATGGTGAAAGAGTTTGGAGTGAAGAAGTGAAGCTAAGTCAGATTCTTGAGATGTCAGCAACGGAGATCGATGACTCCGAGACCGCGATCAAGCGCAGCTTCTTGCAGGTCGGGATCGTCATCAACTTTACACATCACTTCAGCGCTCGCATCATCGACGGAGCAGCTGACAGTCACGGTCGACGTGACACGATCACCCCAGAAGAGCTAGTTGATACCTTTGAGAAGCTGAGAAAGCACCATGAGCGCATCTTCAAGGAAGCTCGTGAGTTTGATGATGA